AAACACCTTCGTGGCCCCAGCTATCGTAGGTTTTCTTCGTCTTCACTTCCAGTGCGTTTGTCATTTCATAAGTTCCCTTTGCTTTTCTACTACAGCCTTCTGGTCGTGGTATGCTTTCCAAGCTGCGCTGCGGAGATCATGCATGTGTTTGTACCACATATCTGCAACAACCCCATCAGCCCGCAGTTGTCCAATCTCATTAATCATGTTCTCAATTGCAACCAGCACACGTTCTTGAGCAGTCATTGTCTGTCTCCATCGCTTCGTTGAGATTTGTTTAACCGATTCGTCTGTGGTTGTCAACCAGAAAAGTTTGACGAACAATTTCCACCGTAGGGGTTCCTGAACAATTTCCACTGTGGGGGTTTGGCGAACAATTTCCACTGTGGGGGTCGAACCTTGTCCTTTGGTTGTTGCTAGTCCTTGGCGGCGTCGAAAAAGTCATGCTGCGACTGCATTGCCGCGCTGCGGCGTTAGCGGTAACATTCTGCACCGCAGCGTTAGCGCAAACATTCTCACATTCACATATCACGATTTGTGCATCTTAGAATGATTATACATTCTCATATTCATATATCACGATATGTATATGTTAGCGGTATCACGACCGATTCTATCGTGTTACAATGTTAGCGGTAACATCACAAATATGTGTCAATACCCACAAAACACTTGACTCGGCGTTTGTGATAAATTTGTCACTGATTCGCTATAGCCGTACTTCCCCGTTTTTTGCGAACGCCATAGGCACCCCCGCCCGGTCGAACCGGGTTCATACGAATCACATTAAGTCCGAATCGTGATAGGTGCAAGCGGAAAACGACAACCGACCTATGCCGGTTTTGCATGGCTGATACGGCAAAAACGCCTATGGCCTACAACCCCCAAAATAAGCCCCTACAGCGCCGACTCTTGTTTCGGCGGTACTGATACGGAAAAACTCGACTCGCGATTTTGGGGTATTTTGGCGCTTTCGTGCGCTTTATCGTTTACAGGCTTTTGGCTTTCGTATAGTCGCGCCCGCCCATGTGATTCTATCCCTTCCAAGAGCCGATTTTCTGACGGGTGAAAATAGGCCTTGCCACCGCCGAAAGATTCCGCCAAGGTACGAATCAGCGAAAGGGAAGACGCGCCGCTTGGCCCCTCACCCGCCCCCGCGAGACCTTCCCCCGCGCCTTGTGCGTGACAGTTGGAAGGCCCCAGCGCGCCGCAAGGTGGGAACGCGACTGGCTGGATTTTGGCAAGTCTTGGCAAGCCTGAATCGCCCGCCCCAAAACCCTATAAAAAGGTTTTCTTAGTCTATAACCTTTAGGGGTTATAGCGTAAGGCAACCTTAACAACCCGAAAAGGAAAACCCGATGCAGATTGAATCTTTCTTGAATGTCGCAAAGATTGCAAATGACCCTAACGAATATTGCGACTCTCTTGTGCTTGTCTTTACCGACAATTGCGATATTCGCGGGCCTTTCTTCGGCGAAAATGCCCAATATGCGGCTTTCGATTTTGCAGTTAAAACGGGCCGCCCGTTCAAGTTTAATACTTGGGCGCACAAGGGATAACGACAATGGAATACACATTTTCCGAACATGTCGCCTTAATCATGAAAGAACATGGAGTCGACGAAAACCGCGCAAAGCTTATGGCTTGGCTTGAAGGGCCAAGAAAGAAAGGGGCTTAAAAATGGATATCGCCTTGCTTATGCTATCAATATGGGGCTTTGCCGCCCTTGTTATCTTTGCGGAATAGGAGTCCAGCCATGCCCAAAACCGCTTATTCGACATATACTAGCGACGATATCGAGATTGATTTTACCGCCTCATATGGCCGTTTTGACGATATCCCGCCTGATATCCAAGTTTTATCCCTTCACATTTTGGGGGTTAAAACCGCTTTTCATATCCTGCCCCGCGACTTGCAATCCGCTATCCTATCCCTTGCCCTTGAAACACTCTAAAGGAGTCCCTGATATGATCAAAACCTATGCCCTTGCCGTCGAAACGGAATCCGGAATCCGCGTTATGCCCTATGGGCCTTTCACCTTGGCTAAAGCGGAATCCTTGCGTGCTGATATGGCACAAGCCGGAAAACCCGTTTTGGTTATCAATATTAACGCAATATAAGGGAGTCCTAATCATGCAAGTAAACGGCTTTAAATCTAAGGCACAAGCTATTCGCGCAATCCGCGACCTAGGGATTAACATTGACGGACTCTTGTCCGATCCAGAGTCTAATCCGAAAGTCGCCAAAAATGGACTCCTAGGAGTCTTGGCTAGTCCCTTGCACCTTGCGCCCGCTAGACTCTCGGGATTCAATGTTTGCGCGCAAGCTAGTTTAGGTTGCACCGCTGCATGTCTTCATACCGCCGGGAATCCCGCTTATATGGCAGGTAAAGCACAAGCCCGCATCAATAGGACTCTGGCCTATTTTAAAGCCCGTCCCGCTTTTATGGCGGTGTTCGCCTTTGAAGTCATGGCCCTATCACGCAAAGCGGAGTCTATTAGCATGGAACCCGCGACTCGCCCCAATGCGACAAGCGATATTCCCTTTGAATTGATCGGGCTTGATATTAACGGAGTCCAGCATGCCAATATCTTTGCCGCTTTCCCTGATGTGTCGTGGTATGATTATACAAAGATAACCAAGCGGGCTTTGCGCCATGCAGACGGGCTTATGCCCTCTAACTATCATTTAACCTATTCCCGCACCGAGTCTAATCATGCCGATTGCCTGACTGTATTAGAACGGGGCGGCAATGTCGCAATGGTATTTCGCAAGGGATTGCCTGACTCCTATGCGGGCTTCCCCGTTATCAATGGTGATGAAACGGATTACAGGCCCGCTGACCCTAGGGGTTGTGTTGTCGGGCTTAAAGCTAAAGGACAAGCTAAGGCGGATATGTCGGGCTTTGTGATTTAATCCCTGCCCTATTCCCTACCATAACTTACTAGCCCGATTCCCATGTAACGGAGTCGGGCTTTCCCTTTTGAATCAATGTGAACGATTGTTCGGTTTAGGGTTTGTGGTGGCATAACTGAACGAATGTTCGGTTTGATTGAAAGTCCAAATAGGGTTGCCGATTCGTTCCTCTCGCGCAAGTATTTGATCTGTCAAGCAATTTATTTGCACGAATCACCCCCAAATCTTCTGTCAAGCGTAAATTTTCCCTATTGACAACGACATGGGTCCCCTGGTATTATTCGCGCCGGGTGATTCGGGTGGGGTAACACGGTATATTTCCAAGACAAAAAATTTAATCGTGTAAAAAATACAGAGAAAAAACAAGTAGTTGTAAGATTTTTACAGAAAAAACAAAAAAAGTTGGGGTCTGCCCCTTGACAAGAGCCAACTGTACACCCATATACTTAACAGTTCCTCCCCGCCCCTGAATATATACCTACAAGATAGATGCTACAGAAACTCCCATAGAAGGAGTGTAAGGATCACTAGATAAGGTAATATCGGAGGTAGATAGAGATAACCTTACTTATCATAGTATCCTATATTGACATATCCTAACTGAGTTCCTATGTAGGGGGTAACAACCAAACAAGAGGAACTGAAGATATGGACTACAAGGGCTATACTATTGACCAGATCAAGGAACTGCTAGACTACAACCCTGAGACTGGTGAGTTTACTTCCAAGAGGAGTGGCAAGACCCTCATTGGTAGGGACTTCTCCCATAGGGTTGATGGGACTAAAGAGATCACTAAGTTCTGGTTAGCTAGAGTAGCTGTGATGTTTGTCAAGAACGACTATGTTGATGACAAGGACAGAGTGATCTACAAGGACAAGGACATCTACAATCTCAAAGCTGATAACCTTGTTGTTGTTCCCTACAACCAAGTGTATATGAAGGATGCCAATGATCCTGTCAATCGGTACTATGAGACTGAGGAAGAGCATATCTATGTAGGTTCGATGAACAGATTGTTTGTCGTTAGGAGAGGGCCTGAACAGGCTATCTACCGTACCTATAGCAAACAAGAGGCTATAGAAGTGAGGGATCGTTGGTTGCAATCTGGGAAGATTCTGCACGAATGGGATGCAACAATGCCTGAAATATTTAGAAACTGAGGGAAAAATACAAAAAAGTGATATTTTTATCACTTTACCCCTTGACAAAAGCCAACTGTACAACTATATATCAACAAGCAAGCCACAACCATCACATTATCTCACCGAATCATTTGTAGTACGAAATGGGTGCCGATGTGGTTTGCTACCCTATTCTGTCAGCCTGAAAGGTGACAAATCATGGCTGAGAAGCTGAAACACAATCTCCACATTGCTACCTACATTCGTAAGGCCATTCGGGCTGGTGTAGCAATGAAGGTCATCTTGGACAACATCCAGAAGTATGACCATGCACCCTCTTCCATGAACGGTATGTACAAGACTTACCGTAATGATATTGCAGAAGCTAGGGCTGATATTCAAGAAGCAGTAGGTAATGTTGTGGTCAACAAAGCCCTTGAGGGCGACCTTAAAGCTGCTGAACTCTTCCTTCGTAGTAAGGCTGGTTGGAACCCGACAATCAAGGTTGAAGAAGTTGACCCCGAAGAAGTCAAAGAAGACACTGGGGCTATTGATGATCTTCTTGCACTCCTTGGTAAAAGAAAAGTAGTATCCGAAGAATGAGAGTACTCCCCGACGTACCACCTCATGTTGTTGTAGACAAACTGATTGCTGTGGCTAAAGAGCATGGCTACTTTTTTAGGAAAGTAGAGATCGTTTACTACGATGGTGTGGATCAGTATCTTACTGAGGTTAGTCGTTTGGACACTATCTCCATGAGCGACAACGAGGTTTGAAGTGAGTAAGAACGGTCTTCCAATCCATGCTGATGATCTAAGGGCTATGGGTGAAGACCTAACTTCTTTGTTGTCGCAGCTTCCCCAAGCCAAAGCAGAAGAACTCCTCTACACTTGGCCCTTCTGGGCTAGACCACAACAGATTGCCCCACAGGGTGACTGGAACACTTGGTTCATCAATGCTGGTCGTGGTTTCGGTAAGACCCGTGCTGGTGTTGAGTGGGTCCGTGGTAAGGTGATGCAAGGGCATAAACGTATTGCTGCCATTGCTGCTACCAACTCCGACATTGAACGAGTTATGATTAACGGTGAGTCAGGTTTCCTTGCTCGTTGCTGGAAGAATGACAAGACCCTTAAAGGTGTGCCTCTAGGTAAGCCTTTGTGGTCGCCAACCAAACGTCTTCTGACGTGGGAGAATGGTGCCTACGTCCAATTCTTTAGTGCAGAAGAGCCTGAACGTCTCCGTGGCCCTCAGTTTGAGGCTGCTTGGTGTGACGAACTTGCTGCTTGGAATAAAGACAGAGACACATGGGATATGTTAGCCTTCTGCCTCCGTCTAGGTAAACACCCTCAAGTTTGTGTTACCACAACCCCAAAGCCTACAAAACTCGTTAGAGACATTCTCAAGAACCCTAAGACCGTTGTGACCTATGGTTCTACATTCGATAACTCTGCTAACCTTGCCACAAGCTATATTGAAG